TATGCGGACGTGCCAAGCGATTCGACGGCTAGTTCAGGCGTTGCTGCCCGGTTTCATAGTCCTCGCGTCGATCCATGGCGTGGTGCGTGAAAACGTCGTGCTCATCGTCTGGCGGCGGCCTGCACCAGCAATCAGGCGACGGCACATGTTCGCGCAGATCGTTGATCGGAATGACGTGGTATCGCATGTCAGCAGTGGTTTCCGCTGGGGTCGAACATGTCAAGCATGTGATCGCACACGTAGCTGGCCAGCGCCTTTCTCCATCCTGTGCCTTGATTGATGTGCCGCTTGAGTCTGTCTGTCACCAGTATTTCCCGTGGAGGCTCAACAAACACCGCCGATGCGACGGTAATGTTGGCCAGCACGTCCATGACGTAGCCCAGCGTCACAAAAGGTAGCGACAGGGCCAGCGTCACAGGTGTCATGCGCTTGGCTAGGTGGGCGCGGTAGATGCCCATCACCAGCACGTACATGGCCCAGAAAGTCCACAGAAAGCCGATGACAAACAGGGCGTAGTCCATCACAGCGCAGCGGCAGCGGTGAAAAAGGCATCAAGACCAGCGTCGTTTATGCCAAGCGCAGGAACCAGCGACTGCGTCAGCGCGGAATCACGGCGCACTTCCTGCGCGTACTCCCATTCGATGCGGGCCGCTTCACCTTCTGCCCCAGGTATGCTGGCAATGGCGGCATTGACCTGAGACAACAGGTTGGCGCCCAGTAGCGCCAAGCGAGCCTGTCGCATTGACACAGCTTGCGGCACATCAGAAGGCGGCTGAACATAGGCCGGGAGTTCAGGCGCTACGGCACCGTGGAAGTCAGCGCGGGTAAAGCCGAACAGGTCGATGGTCGTGTTGTCCTTGACGGCATGCCAGACACCAGCGGCATCGTTCTTTTCAAGACGCCAAAGCGTGCCGCGTAGTGTGGCCATAAACGCATCGTGCTCGGGCGTGCCGGTGATGGCGTCAAGATCTTCACGGGTGTTGATGACAGTGGATACCATAGCGATTCTCCAGGTGGTTAAACAGGTTGCAGGTGTCGGCGTGGGCTGCGTGGCCACGCCAAGAAGCGATGAATCGGTCAAGTGATTCGTGATCGTTGCTGTTCAGGTATCGTTTAATTTTGCGTTTTGCGCCGACAACTGAGCGTTTGCGCAGCAGCTTGTGACGCGGCCAAATGCGGAAGCCAAGAAAGTTTATTCCTCGCGTTACAGGAGAAACTTGCCACTTGCTGATGCCAAGCCCTAGACGCTGTTTGCTGGCTTCATCTGCTCGTAGCATTGCGAGATTTCTTTTTCAGGTTCCATGTTCTATCGGATTGTTTCGGCGGCTGTCGCCGCCTTAGTCAAGGATCAGGTGGTCACAGACGCCGCGCGCCCCGACGCTGCTGGCCGAGAACGTGGGCGAGTGGATCCAGTACGAGGCACGTGAACCGGCGGCCGACGTGATGCCCCAGTTGCCCCCAAACAGCACGGCGTTTTCCATCTTATAGGTACTGCCACGCCCACCAGTGTTGGCCACCCAGCCTGCTGCTGCGGCGCCACCGCCAAATTCGGCGCCCCATACCCACAGGTTGCCAGTTGCCAGCATGACGCCCCACTTGCTGGTGTAGGCGTTGCGCAGGATGGTGGAAACAGGATCGGTGCCGCCAGATGTGGCTTCGGTCGTACCATAGGCCAGTGCTGCGAATTCGTCGTAAGACGGCATGCGCTTGCCCCACGATTGCAGCACTTCACCAGCTTTCCACCAATTTAGAGTGGAATACACCGTTGAGCCATTGCCGCCAAACTTGGTCGGAATCTTCGGCGGGTTGCTTCCATCGGCAATTGTCACGTTGTATTTTGATGTGTTGTTGGTTAGGTGATCCACGCCCAACAGATAGATGTCAGTCCAGAACGAATCAGCAACCAGCGTCATTCCACGCGGATCAGGGCAAGCTGGCCGGAACTTCAAGTCCCACAGCGAGTAGGCATTGATCGCTGGCGTAGTGTCGCCGCCAGCTTGTGCGGCAGCGTTGCCACCTGGCGCGTAATGGAAGCCGCCGATCTTGCGCCAGTTGCCGGCGCCTGGTGCCGACGTGTAGCTGCTGGATGCCTGAATGGTTGCATCGTCTTTGAGCCAGATGGCATAGTCGGTGCCAGCCGTAAGTGTTGGCATGGTGATGGCAGTATCGGAAGCGAACTGCACCAGCGTTCCGGCCACATCACACTTGGTACCCGCCTTGATGCTTGCGGCGCCAGCGGCGGTCTTGGTGAAGGCGACGGATGCCGGGTCTGCCTTGACGAACAGGCCGTAAGCTGGAACAGAGGCAATACCGCCTCGCGGAACAGTGACATTGACGTTTCCGGCGCCATCCTCGGGGATGAGTGTGATGGAGCCACTGGCTGAATCAAGTTGCATGGACATGGTTTTCTCCTGTTAAAGCGATGATCCTGCTGCGTACTTGCGCACGATCAGCAGTGTTGTGCTCGGCACGGCCAGCGTGACGCCGTGGTTGATGCGTAAATTCCGGCCTGTCTCGTACTCAGAATCAGCGTTCAGCGTAGTGTTCGCGGAGATAGTCTTGGATGCATACACATCATTGACGTAGGACGGCAGATACGAAGCCGGAACCTTACTGTCCGCCCCCAGTGGCGCAATGCCGTTCGCCGCGCTTTTCTGCGCAGCATCCAGCGGCGTAAATCCAAGCGCACCGGTCACGTCTGCACTTTGCAGCACGATGGCGCCAGTACGCCCGAACACACTCTGCACTGGCGCTGCCGCTGCGGCCTGCGCGGTATCCGTGAAGCTGTCCAGCGTGCCTGCTGTGACGCGCATCTCAATGCGCGAACCTGCCGGCCAGATGCGTGCCGTGGTGCCTTCCTGCGCTCGTTCGATGGTCAGGCCGTCCGTGGCACGTGCCGTGCATTTCACGACTTCCCATGCCGTCTCCGCACCGTTGCCGTCCAGCAGAATCAATGTGGCCAGGAAGTGATCGCCGCCACTTGGTGCCGGAAAACGTGCGCCTTGGCCTGCGGCCAGTGTCGCCAGCGTACCGGCTGCCGACAGTTCGGCGGCCAGTGAGGCAAAAGCATTGTTCTTGAAAACCTGTGTCATGTCAGATGTCCTTCACCTTTACCTTGAATTCATCTTGCTTCACGCGCCCGTCCGCCGTGGTCGCGGTGACAGTCAGCTTGTAGGCGGTGCCGGTGGTGCCGCCAGACACCCAGATCTTCACGCGAGGGTCGTTGATGAAGGTCGATTCGACCATCAGGCCGACTGGCACGACTTCAACTGAAGCAGCCTGCACGTTGTCGCCTGCGGTCAGCCATTCGCTGTAGTCAATGTCGTAGTCGATGATTTCGACCGGCTGCTTGTTGAAGTTCCCGAGGTTCATGCTGTCACCACCATCAATCGTTCTTCTGTGAAAACGATCATGGCGCGATCTTCCTGCCCCACGATCATGTAGCGGTCATCCGGCGCTCGGATTTCCGAGTTGGCCAAAGCAAGGGCTTTTCCTACCAATGCGGTGGCCAGCACATCGTAGACGTGGCCCTGCTGAATTTCGGTGGCCGTGCTGTCCAGCGTGACTGCCATGGCCAGAGAGCCGGTGGCGCTGGCAGCATAGGAAGCATCGGCTTTGGCTTGCTGCCCGTCGCCAATTGCCAGCACGCCGTCTGATGCTCCCCAGTGCTGCATGCCGAACACGATGCCTTCGGCCAGCGTAGCGCCAGCCGTTGCGCTGTCCTGATGGGCCATGGCCATGCGCACGCCAAGCGCCTGCACGGAAGTTGCGTCAGCAATACCGGTGCCGGTGGCCACGTACTTGATGCTGGCTTTCGGGCCGTAGGTCAGGCTTTCGGCCTGTGCGGTGGCGCTGGGCATCACCACGCGGGTAGCGTCTGCCGTGACGGTCGCCGTGGCTGTGCCGTTGGCGGTCGGTCGGTAGATGTGCGTGGAGACAACCGGCTGGGATGTGTTGGTCGCCGTGCCGCTGGCGCGTGCCGAGTAGATGATGAAACTGCCGGCGCCCGACATGCCGTTGCCGAAATCGAACGATCCCAGCGTGGCGATGATCTTGGTCTTGTCCTGCTCGACCGTGGCGGTGGCCGTAGATGACGACAGGCTGTAGCCGTCGTGCTCGAAGTAGGAGTTGCCGTTGCGCTTGACGGATGCCTCGCCCCACGATGGCCCGGAGAACCCGTAGGTCAGCAGAACGATGGGGTAGCGCGTCACGTCGCCAGCGGCGGCGGCATTGGTTTCGCAAAGCGTGTTGGCGCGGCCAGGGTGGATGATGTGAGCCTGCGCCAGATCGACGGTCGAAACGGCGGTGGCCAGCGCCTCGCCGATGGCCTGCGCGGTCAGTGCGTCGGCGGTACAGGTGGCATCGCCCCCTGCGGTGGCCCAGACATCGCGCCGTACTGCGCCGTTGCCCGTGGCGTTCGCCGTGGCCACGCTGGCGCCGGCAAACTTGAGCGTCGGTTCGATGCTCGATGAAACGCTGGCCGTGCCGGTGGCACGCGCCTGAATGGTGTGCGTCTGGGTCAGTGATACCGAGACGGCAGCATCGCCGAAGGCCGCAGCGTAAGTCGTGCGGGTCGGTTCACTGCTGGCGACGGTGGCGGCGGCAGCGGCAACGACAACAGCACGGACTACCCAAGAGGGAAGTACCGTGCCGTTGATCGAGATTCCGTTAACTGCCCCGTTCACGTCACGTCAGGATTGAGGAAATCTCAACCCTTTAGTCAAGACCAAAGACGATCGCGTTGGCGGCGAATGAAAGCACGTCGCCTGGGGAGAGCGTCTTGGAAGCTGACAGTTGGGCGTAGAACAGGCGGTTGCCGTTGGTGGCAGCGTCGTACAGCGCCAGATGGGTGATGGTCACGCTGGCCGAAGCGGCGCCGTTGGCCGGGAAGGTCAAGGCGCCGACGTTCTTGGTCTGGCCGTTGGCGTCCAGTGCCGTCCAGGTGGCCGACTGACGAGCGTAGCCGGTGTAGGCCGTCTCGATGCCGCCTGTTGCTTCGCCCGGATCGGACTCGAACAGCGCGACATAGACGGTCGTCGGTGGCGTAATTGCGTTGTTGCGCAAGAAGTGCTCGACGATCTTTTCTTCGAGGTAGTTGGAAAAAGCGCCCATTTCATTGCTCCTTTCAGTTAGCGGGTGTTAGGGGTGACGTTAGGATTGGCCGGCGCCATTGAATTCGGGTTGGCTCCCACTTCGACCTTGGCCTTGCCGGTCAGCGCCGCGATATAAGCGTTCTGATGCGCGGCAGCCCGGTTTTGGTCGGCTGTGTATTCGGTGTCCTTGCTGTAGGCGCGGTACAGGATGTAATCGACCAGCACGTTCTGGTAGATGTCGTCCAGCGTGATCGGCCCGTTCAGCGTGGCGTCAGCCGGGGCTGCGCCATAGACAAGCTCGATGTACCCCGGACTGACCGCTGGCTGTGGCGGATAGACATAGAAATTCTTCGGGTCGAGCAAGGAATAGACGTAGTGCTTGGCTTCGGCGGCAGCGGTTGCAAAGTGCCAGTTAGGCACCTGGGCGTCGAGGATTTCGCGCATGACGATGCGCACCGCGCGGCCTGGTGTGCTGCCGTTGGTGCCCATGTTGCGCACCGCGTCGATCAGTTGCACGCCGTCTGGCGGCAGGCTCTGCTTGGTGCCAGCGGTCAGCCTGACGGCCAGATTCTTGACGTAGGAGTTGGGCTTGAGCAACACCACTTCGCGCTGCCCGTCGTTGAGCCAGCCAAGCAATTCCTCTGTCACCGGCCAGCGAACGCCGGTTGCGTCCTGCAAGATGGTCTGTGCCTTTTCGATGACGGACTGGGCGACGATGGTTCCCATGATTATTTCCTGTTCAGTGTTGCGCCGTCACGCGCTGCGGTGCGCTGCCCAGCGCGGACACGGCGGAAGCGCGGGCGTTGGCAATACCAGCCTCGAAGCGGGCGCGACGATCCGCGCCGTTGTTGATGTCCGTCCACGGCTTGTCCGGCATCAGCATCAGCTTGGCGATGGCGCCCTCGGCCAGCACGTAGAGGTACTGGTTGAAGATCCACTTCGGGAAGCTGGTTGCCGACTGCGACGGTTGCAGCGCCAGCGTGGTGGTCAGCCCGCCCGTGATGTTGGAATCGGGAAGCGCGGCCAGAATCACCTGCTCGGTATCGACCTGCGTGAAATACTTTGGGCGGGCAGACACGGTGCGCCAG